CAACAATATCACGCTGCTCGATAAGGATGACCAAGGCAACCAGATCTCCCTGTTTGTGTCTGATGACTCCAGCGCAAGCCTGGGTACAGCAAATAGCGCAGTCAGTATTACTGATGCACACGCTGCCACAATCCTGGGTATCATCGACACGGGAGAGACCTATGAAGACCTGATAGGTTCACAAATTGTACAGCCCAGTGCATTTTCTCCTATTGCCTTTGAGACAGATAACGAAACCCTGTACATTGGTGGCGTCCTACGGGGTGCAGCCACACCAACACACACAGCCAGCGGCATCACGATCCGCTTACACATCACCGTAGAATAATGGGACTTCCATTTCTCAGGCATAAGCTCAGTGCTGCTCAAATTGTAAGTCCAAGTGCGGCTGCATTCACTAACACCTACTCCGTTGGTTTCGACGACTCGGACGACTATATCGACTTGACTGCATTTAATCCATCGACGGAAATAGGTAGCGGTGACATTACGATCAGTGTATGGGTAAAATTGGATAGTATAGCAGGGTACGACACGGTAGCCTCATTAATATACTATAACGCATCTATTGAGAAATCCATAAAAATTCAATTTATTACAGGAATTGGTTTCCGTGTTGCGTTTGCAAACTCAGGTGCTTTCACCAATATCTATTCAACCGCCACCATTGCTGCCGATACATGGTATCATGTTATTGCAACCAGAACAGGCACAACTGGAAATATCTGGGTAAACAACGCTGATAATGGAACAACTACTGATTCAAATGTTGGGACTGATTTAAGCGGGGCTACATGGCATGCTTTAGGTCTTTATCATGCAGCAGCAACGCCAAATATGGGTGGTTTGATCCATGACTATGCAATTTTTGATCGTGTGATTTCATCCGATGAGAGGGCGGAGCTTTACAATAATGGAGTATCTATTGATGCTCGTGAAGTAACTGGAGCAGATCCAGTTGCGTATTACCCTCTTAATGAAGGCACAGGCACGGTAGCTACCGACCTAATCTCGGCCAATAATGGCACACTATTTAACGGGCCTACGTGGTCAACTGACGTACCCACATAAATTATGACTGAAGAACAACGATACTGCATTGTTCCTGTAGAGGAATACGATAACATCAACCTAGAGCAAGTTGCTGCCACTTATGGGCGTGAGGTTGTCCTGAACCCTCCTTGTGTCGCAAATGGCACTGAGAGACTCATTGGATTCTGTGGCAATAAACCTACGACTCTGTACGGATACACCACATACACTCCTGAGCAATGGAAATCTGAAGTCAATAATCCTGACTCTGCTTACTATGTCGATCCTGACATCCTATAATGGAGATTGACGCAAATGTAGTATTCGCTGGAATCGGTGCTTGTGCGGTAATCGGCGGGGCTATCATGGCTTATGGCGAACTCAAGACAAAGGTTGTCGGATTGACGCAACGTGCAGACTCAGCCCAAAAAGCCAGAGAGAAACTATTCGATAAAGTTAGTGTAGTGGAAGAAGAGACTAAGGTGCAGCGTGTGCAAATCGACGACATTCGCCAGAATAACAACAAGCTATTTGAATTGGTTGAAGGACAATCAAGGACACTTGGAGAGATCAAGCAGGAGTTAGCTGTCATTATATCCAAGTTAAAAAGTCATGGCTAAGTTTCTCAATAACCCTAGCAAGGTGAACCTCTTAGGGACTCAGTGGCAATTACTACTTGAGCCACTTTCTTTTGAGTTTACTGATGAGCCATTTCCCCCTTGGACTGTACCTGCTGGGAAGATCACAGATGGACCAAGTGTTCCGCCAGCACTTAATTGGCTTACCCCACGAAGCAAGTTTATGCTCTCTGGCTATCTCCATGATGACAGCCGCAACAAATGGACCACTGGCAATGCTGCGACAGATGGACTACTTCGAGATGCAGTTATGGCGGAATCAGGACAATCTTTGGAGGGGTTGAATGCATTCCAAGCTTACTTGATTTACCTTGGAGTGCGTATTGGAACATTTATTAAATTCAAATCATCGCCCCCCGTTGAAGTGGTGGAGGAAGCTCGGAAACGATGGGCCAGGCATCAAGGTATTTCCGTGCAGCGTGTAGAATTTGACAAAGAGAACTGCGAACTTATTGTGAAAGACTTACCATGAAGAAGCTATTTTTACTCCTACCACTCCTTTCCAGCTGCAAGACTCCGGACATTGACAAGGCGATCAGTTCACTCCCTGGCTACGAGTTCGGAGAGGTGCAGTACTACAGCCGCTCTAACTTTCACAAAACCGACATTCTGGCACAAGGAGGAAAGATTGAGGAAGATGCTCTCACGGTAGACTCACTGACAATTTCTCACCACAACAACATGTTTGAGATTGGTGCAAGCGTGAAGGATCTACGCAGACCACTTCGGACCTTTTCAGCATCTCCGACAGGAATTTAAAGCCATGCTCCGCTTCTACAAAGATGTTAAATCCCAGCTCTCCCGTGTCGCAGCCGATACGGGATTGACTCCTGATGACACCCGGCTCAAGGAATACGTGGATTTGGCGCAGGAGCGATTATCCATGGAGGGCAACTGGCCAATTTTCCTGAAGCGGATGCAAATCAATTGCCATGACGGGGTTCTGGTCCTACCTGACGAATTCGATTCCGTCTATCGATGTTCACGGTCCAACATTGGATCTCTACAAATCACAGACCCTTGGTTCACCCTCAACCCTCAGAACGAACAACCGGGCAGTATTGCACCATTAACCTGCGATGATATGGGGGAGACCTATGTGTATCGCCAACCAAATGGGATGCGACTCAAGGCATATTCCGAGGATTCCGCAGACATCACCATCTATGCGGATAATGAGACGGTGACAATCACTCCCGGCAATCGGGACCAAGAGCCGACCCCGACTGCAAAAGCATATTTCAAAATTCACCGGGTCGAACGGGACGCAGCAGGGAAACCATTTGAGTTGGTCTACCAGGATTTAGACAATGGCGAATGGTTTGGTGGTCGCTGGTCCGGCTATTGGCCGAGCATTCCATTTCGTACCTACCAAGTGGGCACAAGTACCGTTGATGAGATCGTGGACATCGTTGCACGTCGCCGGGTTATTCCAATAGCCGCTGGAGATCCTGGCGATGATACCCCTTTGGTCGTTACCAATATTCCTGCTCTTAGGCTTATGGTGATGTCTTTGGCGAAAGAAGAGGCAGGGATGATCGACGAGGCAGAAGCAAACTTTCAGAGGGCATTGAATGCGATGAAGGGTGAGAATAAACGATACCATCCGCATGAGCAGCAACCCGCATTCAGCATAGTAGGAGGATTCGGTGACATCGGGGATGTATAATGGCTGTTGCACGCAAAGATTTGATTACCGACCGATTTGCTCTTGCAGTTGGAGGGCACAATAGCGGCGATGATCCTGAGTTCATCGGTCCAGAGCAGTATGCAGACTCCCAAAACATAACCAATAGGGGCGGACGGGTGCGCAGTCGCCCCAGGTTCGTAAAGAAGGCAGATTTGCCGACCGATCCAGAGAATGAGCTTTACTTCCAAGGTATCACCCATTTCAAATCTCAAGATCAAATCATTCTTCGGGCCAATGGGAGAATCTATCGACTCGAAGATGCAGCTTCGCCGGGAGCCAATGACCCTGCCTGCGAGTTTGTTGAGGTACTGAAACCCAATGTGACCGTCTGGGAGGTTCCCACGGCACAAGTGGATACCATTACGATTACCGCAGGCGGCGGAGACATTAATGTGGAGATTACCGCCATCGTTGATGGAACTCTGGTAAACGCAACGGTTGGCGTGACATGGGCAACAAGCAATGCCGCAACAGCAACAGCCTTAGCTTCCGCGATAAATTCAGATGGAGATTTAGGGTTGATTGCAGATGCTGTAGGTTCTGGAGATGATGTAGTCTTGACTTCAGAGTTGGCAGGGCGTGGATTTATTACGGAAGTGACGACAACCCCTAATGCAGAGGCAACACTGGTCAATACTACCGCAAATGGACATGTTTACGTTCCCAATGAGTTGATCCCTCAAGGCGACAAGGATAGTTATCCGACCCCTGTTACTGTGGTTGCTCAAGTGGATACGATCACCATCACTGATAGCACGGTTGCGGCAGGGAATCAGATTGATTTGGTTGTCGATGGAAATGTGTTGGGTGCAGTAACATGGGCAGCAACCAATGATGATACTGCTTCAGATTTGCGAGATGCAATTGTTGCAGATGGTACAATCAGTGGAATCGTAACAGCAACAGTTACAGATAATGTCGTTACATTGACGGCAGTCGTTCCTTATTTATCCTTTGATGCAAAGATCAATATTGGCGGAGTTTATCCAGATGTAGGGGCAACTCATACCACTGCAAACCCGCGTTCCTTCCCTGCGGGTTCCATCTACTACGATTGGGACAAGCCCATGTTGTATGCGTACTACAGTAGCACATGGAATGAGATGGGAACCTCTGCCCTGACGATCGATATTCCCTTGGATGCCAACCCATTGAAGGAGCAGGTCTGGTTTGAGGAAGTCGCCGGAGTGCTTGTGAGTCAGGATGGAGAGAAACAACCGATACAATATGATGGCAGTAATTGGGATAACCTCCCTGACGTGCCTGTGGGAACCGCTATGCGGTTTGCCAATGGTCGCCTTCACCTTGTGTCCAGCGGACAACGCAAGACCCTTCAGGTGGGCGATATCCTGCAAAATGGCGACCCTACCACCGCACTGAAGTTCACCGAGACCGGGTATCTTCTTGGTGGTGGCTCCTTCGCTTTCCCGAATGAAATCACTGCTTTGCATGAAGTTCCGACCCAGGATAAAGCCTCCGGACAAGGCACCATGGTGATCGGAACAACCCGCGATTGTCATACCCTTAGAACTGATGTAACCGACCGGGATGCATGGACTAGCGTTCAGGATTTCCAAGCCCCTTTGCTTCCCGCTATCGGAGTGGCTGGACCGAATAGCATCGTTCCCGTCAACAATGACCTTTATTTTCGTTCATCCAACGGTTTGCGGTCCCTACGGATGGCGGTGGGGGAGCAACAATCTCCCGGTTATGGTGGACTTCACCAAGAAATTCCTGAGAAGTTCCAGCGATGGGGATTGAAGCACAACTCCTCCACTCACTCAGGAGATCGATTTATCACCACCGTGCTGCCCAAATTGATCAACCATCAATGGGTCTATGAAGGCGCGGTTTCCATCAATTTTGAATCCTTGAACCGTTTGGGCGGGAAATCACCCGGGAGCTTTGATGGTTATTGGAGTTTACCGACCGATCACTATTTCCGCCAACTCTTCGACGTGGATGGCACTTGCTACGCGGTGGTTTACACCGGAAGCGGGGACGAACTATGGGAACTCCAAAAGGACGGAGCCACCACCGTTGAGGAGACTGGACTTGAACAAATCATGGTTACGAGGGCAATGCATGCCAACGATCCGATGGGACTCAAGACTCTTGGCCGAATGGATGTTTGGTTATCCAAGATTCAGGATAACCTCTCTATCGATTTTGAGTACCGGGTAGATAATGAAACAGAATGGCGAACATGGGAGACGCTGGTCGTGACACTGGCGAGTGCATCCCCGACTACTGATTTCATTCCCCGCTACACTTTAAAGACTCCCCCTGGCAATAAAGTTGCCGGATATTCCTTTCAATTTCGTTTGAAATGGACAGGACGGTGCGAAGTAGACTATATTCAAGCGTATTTCAAACCTCTGGCCGAGAATCAATTTGCCGAAAGATCCACACCGATAACACTGACGTAACATGCCAAAGTATGCTCTCACATTAAATGGAAATCCCGGTTCTGGAACCGCACCGACTGCGTTGGATGAATTATTGACCCAAATTCGTCAATATACGGAAGTGGGCACCAATTCCGACGACCCCGATTCAGATAAGGTCAGGAGCATTCTGGTCCAGCCTACTTCTCCAACTGGAGCAAACGCCAATGATCTATGGGTTCAGGTTAACTCGATAACCGGAAGACCCTTAGCACTCAAAGCTTATACTGGAGTAGAATGGAGACCAGTCAGTGCCACAAACACCGGAGATTCAAATAGTCGCCCAGGTGATGCAGCAGCAGGCGAGACCTATTTTGATACAGATATCAACGTAATGCTGATGTACACAGGATCAGAATGGGTGACTCAGGATGGATCACCGGGGGACATGAAGTATGTGTATATCGATTCAGCCATTTATACGACATTTACTTTAGGAAAAGCCAGAGCAGAGGCATTGAATCCTGGATGGGAATATGCATCAGATGCAGAGGGTTCCGTTCTTGTAGCAACAGATGAAAACGGGGACTCGGATTACCAAACTGCGGGGAATACCTTTGGTACAAATGAGCATACTTTGGTTGAAGGTGAATTGCCAACAGTTAGCGCAACAGGTAAGGCATACGGAAATGATTCCTCTACTACACAAGAAATTACAGTAAGTGGACTTGGCGTGACAGTCCTGCACGAAAATAGCGCACACACCACTGGAAGTAGTAATAATTATGACCTTTTTGGTCCCGTGGTTTTGGATGAGTTCGGAAATGATGAACCGCACGAAAATAGACAACCATCCTACACTGCATTTTTGATGAGGAAATTAGGATACTAAAGGGGCAAAACAATGTTCGGATTATTTAGCAAACCAAAACTCAAATATGCGGGAGAACTCGACACTGGCAAAGTGATGGGGGACTTCTTCGCCCTCAATCGTCGCTACCTGGACGATGCCAGTTCCCTCACGTCCCAAATCTCCGAACGTACCCAGAAGCAAGCCCTTGACCTGATGGAGCAGGCGATGCCTGGGATCTCCAAGGTGCGGGGGATGTTGATGAATCAACTCCAGCAGGATCTTAGCACAACTGGACTCCCGAAAGAAGTGGAGGCAAACCTTGCCCGTAAAGCAGCGGAGATGGGGATCAGTCGAGGAACCGCTGGGGACTTCAATAAGTTTTCTGCCCTTCGGGATTTGGGTATCGAACACACGAAAATGGTAGAATTCCGCAGACGGATGGCGACCTCTTCATTGCAGCAACTTTTTCAATCCACTCCTCGAATCAATCCGATGTCGCCACAGTCAATGTTAATGACTCCAGGCCAGAACATGCAGATTGCGTCCCAGAACTTAGACCGCAGGCAGGCATTCTACAATGCACAGGCTCAGATGGAAGCCCAGCACAAAGCAGGAATCATGAACGCAATTGCCGGGATTGCTGGGATGGCTCTTGGTGGACCGTTGGGCGGCAAACTTGGTGCA